AATATGACATTCTTTGGTGGGGAATGGGTTGCTGATTGTATGTCTGGCATTGATGATGCTGTTACTACATCATAATCCAAATCAATAAGGATTAATAGTTTTGTAGAACTATGGGGGTTGTCGTATAAAGGACAACTCCCGAATCTACTAAAAAATTTTAATCATAGATAAGAAAGGAAATGGATATGTATCCAGGAGGGAATATAATAGAAGTAACCCCAACATTAACAATTGGTAGTCCTACTGCCTTTGCAGCGGGAGATGTTTTATTTAACTCAGTTGAAATTCCAAATGCAGTTGCGAGTAGAGGTGGGGTATCAAGGCTTGTTGCTGTAACTTGTTATGACCAAGCTGACCAAGGTGTTGATTTTGATTTAATTTTTTCAAAAAATTCTGCAACTTTTGGAACGATTAATGATGTTGTTGACATAACAGATGCTAATGCTGAGGCTGCTAAATTAACAGGTTCTGTTAAGTTCGATTTTAGTAAAGGGTTGATTAATCTTGTTGCTAGTAAATTTATTACTTTAGGAGCTTATAGGGGTGATGTAACAGATACTGGCTTGCCTTTTTTATTAAATGCAGCAGAAGGTTCAACAAGTGTATATTTTGCAGCAATAATACAAGGCACAGCTACTTTTGCAGCAGCAGATGATTTAGATTTTACATTTCATGTTGAATATTTAGGCTAATTTTAATAATTTAAAAATTTATATTAAATTAGGAATAGAATATGAAAAGGACTAGAACATATTACTGTAAAGAATGCAAAGGATGTAAAACATTTACACCTGAAGAAAGATATGTATGTGATTGTGGACATCTATTTGGAACTACAGCAAATATCTCAGATGGTATTAATATGAGAAGAAATAAATGGAGTGGACAAACAAAAGTGGAATTTAGTCAAACAACAATTGATGATGATATAGCAGATAGGAATAGAAGATAATGGCAAATTTTGATGCACAAATACAAGCATTAGCTGGAACAGCAACTCAATCAGAAATGGATGATTGGGCAGCAGATGGAGTAAAAGAAATTATAAACATTCTTCCTGAAGAATTAAAGATAGAATGCGCAACAATTACTTCATTAACCTCTTCTACTCCAATGGATTTAGATGCAACAGGTAAAATATTTCATGTTACTCGTGAAAATGCAAATTCTGGTTATCATATAGGATGTAGAAAAGTTAATCCAATTCATGCAGGTTCAGCTGGTGATTCTACTAGTTTGCATTATGTAACAGCAACTGACCCAATACATTGGATTGAAAGTGATACTGGTGGAGACCCAAAATTATTTGTAAAACCTGACCCAACAGCTAGTCAGCCTGCTAGAGTACATCATGTAACATATCCAACGGTTGATGTATCAGCAGTTTCAGCTATTGTTAATTTTCCAGATGAAGCTGAATATTTAGTTGTGTTATATGTAGCAATTAAAGTATTGCAAAATAAAATGAATGAAATGGTTGCTATATCAGATTTAAGTATAAGTTCAAGTGCTCCAACTATTCCTAATGACCCAAGTATAAGTAGTCCTGGTATATCTACTGTAGCAAAAGCTGATATAAGTGGAAATGCTCCAACATATACAAAGCCTACATTAATTGGTTTAACTTCATTTGAAGATTTTTTTAGCGGAACTGAAGATTTAAATCCATTTGGAGATTCTGACCCTGGGGTTTTTTCGACAAGTACCCCTCCTGGTTTAGGAACTGCAAGTTTTTCTACACCTGGAATATCTACTGTGACAGTTGCTAGTTTTGGTACTGCTCCAGTATATACAGTTCCTGTTGTAGCAAGTGATGGTGGTACAATAGAATTAACAACTATAGTAGCTTTAGATGCTGAAAATACAATAGATGATTTTGATGGAAATGCAATAGAATTTGACCAATGGTTCTCAACAGTAACACATCTTATAGAGGATGAAGAAGATACTGAGCTTGCTACTGCAACATTACAAAAAATACAAACTTATATACAGGCATATTCTCAGGCTATGCAGAATCAATTAAACGTATTTAATGATGCAAATGTTGAATATCAGGCTTCTATTCAAGAAAAACTTAAGGAAGCCGACCTTGCATATCAAGAATCTAAAGAAGAAGCATCTTTATTACTTCAAAAGGAAATTCAAGAATATGATGCGAAGATTAAGGAATATCAAGCAGAAGTAAATACAGATGTTCAAGTATATACTTTAAAATTAGATAGATATAAATCTGAAGTAGGAATTGTTCTTCAGGCTTGGTCGACACAACAAACTCAACAATTAGAAAAAAATAAACTTGAGATACAAAATGAATTAAATGAATTTAATAAAGAAAATGAAATATATAAAGCTAATATACAAGCTGAAATTTTAAAACATCAAACAGATGCAGCTGAAGCTCAAAAAGAAGGAGACTTGACACTGCAAGCAGCAATACAAGATTATTCTCTTGAATTACAAAAATATCAACAAGAATTAGCTTTGTATCAACAAAATGTAAATAAAGAAGTTATTCAATATAAAACTAATTTAGAGCAATATGGGTTAGAATATCAATGGTATCAAGGACAACAAATAAAATTACAACAAGATTATGATAGAGGTATTGCAATGTTAGTATCTCAAGGAGTACCACAGCCTGAAAAAAAAGAAAGGGCTAGATAATGGCAAAAAGCTTAACAGTTAAAAATATTATTGAACAAGTAGAGCGGTTATTTGGAAGACAATCAGAAGCTTATATGATGAGACTTATAAATGATGCTCTTCTTGATATTAATGATAAAAAACAACATTATACAGTATCAGCAAAAAGAGATTTAGTTGGACATGATAGATGGTATACTTTAACCGATGATATGGTTGATATTACAAAAGTTGAAATACTTGATACAAATAGTAGATATGTAATGATACCAAAACTAGCAGACTCTCATAAGTTATTAAGAGGAGATACTGACGCAGGTATTGATGATGCTGATGATTATGAAGCTGATACATTAACGTAGGGAATTTATGGCAACAAACAAAAGAACATATCCAAATACATATTTCGCCTGGTACAATGATGATGATAGACTTGCGATATTAACTCAAGATACAACATCTACATCAGCAGAAAGTACAAAAGAAAAATATGATACTTACCAAGGAAGTGATGTTACTAATGGTATAAGAATAACATTTCATTCAAAATATGAAGAAGTAACCGCAGTAGACAATGATTTAAAAACACATGCTGGATTAGATAGTTCATTACATAACGCTGCATTATGTTATATAAAATCAAGATTGTTTGAAGATATAGGTGATTTGCAAAAAGCTCAATATTTTATGACAATGTATACACAAAAAATTAAGAAACATAAAGGTAGAAGGTCTGGCGTTAGATTTCTATCAGTTCCAAGATTATAGGGGAAATATATGGCAACTAACTGGTCAAAAGAAAGTACAACAAAAGCATCATCTACAGGCTCAACTACTTCGACTTCATTTCAGTTAGATAGTGGAGAATCCTTTTTAGTAAAAAATTCAAGTTCATCAAATATAATGTCTCTTGCTGAATCATCAGGAAATCTTGATGTTACAGGTACAATAAATCTTGGTTCAAGTTCTTATATGACACTTAATAATAATGAGATTGATGTGTCATCAGGTGATTTAACTGTTGATGTTGCTGGTGACATATTATTAGATGCAGCTGGTACTGATATTAAATTTCAAGTTGGTGGAACATCTTATTTAACATGGAATGCAGGTGGAATTTTAAAAATGCTAGAGGCTGGAGATACTAATGATTATTTTCAAATAAATGTAGGTGGTGGTAATGGAGCTACAACTATATCAACTGTTGATGCTGCTGGTACTAACGCAGCTTTAACTTTAGATGTTGACGGAAATATACTTTTTGATACAGCCACTAATCAAATTAATTTAAAAGATAATGGTACTTATTTTGCAAGATTTAAAAATGTTGGAACAAATTTAGAAATTCAATCTGGTGCATCATCAACTACAGCATTAACATTTTCAGGAGCTAATGCAACTTTTGCAGGAAATTTAACTGTATCGGGTGGTATTACTGTTGCTGGAGCTTCAGCATTTGATATTGGAGATTCAGATAAATTATTATTGGGAGATAGTGATGATTTTCAATTATATCATGATGGTTCAAATTCATATATAACAAACTCTACAGGAGCTCTTAAACTTGCAACCGAGTCAAGTGGTATTGCAATTTCTATAGGACATACAACATCCGAGACTACAATCAACGATAACTTAACTGTAACTGGAACAACATCAATTAATGGAGCATCAATTGGAGTTGATTCAGATTCAGTATTGGCTCAATCAACAGGTACTGGTACATCAAATACATTATTTGGTAAGAATGCTGGTGATTCAATTGCTAGTGGCGGTAATTATAATACATTATTTGGAGAAGATGCAGGAACAGCAATATCAACTGGTGATAATAATGTCATGCTTGGATATGGAGCAGGAAAATCTATTACTACAACTACTGGTAATACATATCTAGGATATGCAGCAGGATATTCAGATGCAGCGGGTTCAAATATGATTGGTATTGGAGGTGCTGCTTTATATTCTGTTAATCATACTGATGCTAATGGTACTGTAGCAATTGGAGTTACTGCACTTGAAGATTTAACTTCTGGTGGATATAATGTATCAATTGGACATGCATCAGGGGCAAATCTAACAACAGGAGATTATTCAACTTTTGTTGGATATGAAGCAGGAAAGGGCAATGGCTCAGAACCATTAACAGGTGAATCAAATACATGCATAGGATTTAGAGCAGGATATGATTTAGAAGCAGCAGGTGCAAGAAATACTTTAGTAGGAGCTAATACAGGTGGTAATATAACGACTGGTTTGTATAATGTATGTGTAGGACAAGTAGCTGGGTTAACAATGACAACAACTACTGGAACTGTTCTCTTAGGCTATAATGCAGGCGGTTCAATTGATTCAGCTGATGCTAATTATACTGTTGCAATTGGATATAATTCAATGAGTGATTTAGAAGATGGAGCAAGTAATACAGCTGTTGGTCAAAGTGCTGGTAAATCTATAACAACTGGTGGTTTAAATGTTGCTATTGGAACAGATGCTATGAAAGGAGCAGCAGCAATAACAGGAGGTCAAAATGTAGTTATTGGTGCTGTAGCGGGATATGATATGACTGGAGATTGTGCTTATAATGTATTAATAGGGTCAAGTGCTGGAACTAATTTAACAACTGCAGATTATAATACAATTATTGGAGCTCATGCTGGTCTTACTTTAACAACAGCAGCTAATAATACTTTTATTGGTTATCGAGCTGGAACTTTAACAACAGGAGATAATAATACTTTAATTGGTTATCTAGCTGGAGATGAAATAGCAGCAGGGGTAGAAAATGTAGCTTTAGGTGCTCTTGCATTATCTAATGCAGATAATAATGAATCAAGAAATACAGCAATTGGCTATTTATCTTTACAAGACCTAGATGGAACTACACAATATACTTATAATACAGCGGTTGGTTACGGTTCAGGTAAACAATTAACAAGTGGTGTAAGGAATACTCTTATTGGAGCTAATGCTGGAGATAGTTTAACAACAGCCGATTATCAAACTATGATAGGTTATGAATCTGGTACAACAATGACAACTGGAAGTGGAAATGTTGCAGTTGGTTATCAAAGTTTATCTAGTGTGACAACAAATGGAAGTAATGCAGATGGTAAGCCTCATGGGAATACAGCAGTAGGTTGGCAGGCATTACAAGATATGAATCAGACAGACCAAACAGATATATATGGTTATAATACAGCAATTGGTTATGAAGCAGGTAAAAATCTTACAACAGCAACAACTAATACACATGTAGGTTCTGCTGCAGGTGGAGTTGGGATAATAACTGGAGCTGCAAATACTACTCTTGGATATGGTGCTGGATATGCATTAACAAGCGGAGCAGGTAATACTTTCCTTGGAAGTACAGCGGGAGCAGCTAATACTACAGGAACTAATAATATAGCAATTGGTCATAATTCTTTCTATGCAAATATTGATGGTGACAATAATATAGCGATTGGATATGCAGCTTTATATTCTTTTGAAGCTGATGCAGACGGACATGGGTCAAATATAGCAATAGGTAAAGAGGCAGGACAATTTTGCACAACAGGAACTGACAATACTTTTGTTGGAGCTAATGCTGGTAGAGGAATTACAGGCACAAAATTAACAGGTGATTCAAATGTATGTATTGGATATTCAGCTGGTATTCTATTGCAAGGTGATTCTGACCAAAATGTTCTTATTGGGTATAAAGCAGGAGAGAATATTACAGTTTCTGATTCTAATATTTTTATAGGTGCAAACTCTGGGAATACAACAGTTAATGGACATTCAAATATTATGATAGGGAATAATTGTGAGACTTCGGCCAGTGATTCTAATGCACAATATGTGATTGGTATTAATTTAAATGCTACTGCAAATGATGCAGTATTTATTGGTGACGTTGATGACCATATAAGATGTGATTGGGCAACTGATTCAACTTGGGATAAAGTTTCTGATAAAAGAAAGAAGAATGTATTAGGAGAAAGTCCTCTTGGATTAGATTTTATTAATGATTTAAATACAGTGCAATTTACATTTAAAGCTCCAAGTGAATATCCAGAGGAATGGACATCTTACAATAAAGATAAAAAAGAACCAAGAAATACAGAAGTACAACATGGATTACTTGCGCAGGATGTAAAAAAAGCAATGGATAATGTCGGCATAGATACATTCTCTGGTTGGAGTGAAGACCCTGATGGATGTCAAAGAATTGGTGAATCTGCATTTGTTATACCTCTTATTAAAGCAGTACAAGAATTAAGTAATGAAGTTAATGAACTAAAAGCACAATTAAAGGAGAAATAAATGAGAGTAAAAAATTATTCAACATTAAAAGCAGCAAGTAAAGTCGCTTTTTCAAAAGATGGAGATGTGGTTTCTTTAACTGAAAAGAAATTCAATTCATCAACAGGAGAAGCTTTATCTGATGTGGTTCATGAAGTTGAGTTAAGTCATTATAAAAGTAAAAAATCACATTTAGAATCAGAAAAATCAACTATAGAGGTTGATATAGCAGAACTTGCTAAAATAATAACTGACATAGAAGCTTTATAAATAACAATAAAAAGAGGTAATAAATGACAAATCTGGATGAAAAAATACAGAATCTAAAAAGTCAACAAGAACAAGCAAAGGAAATCTTTGTAAAATGTCAAGGAGCGATTGAACTTCTTGAATCAATGAAGGAAGAGGGTGAAGAAGACAAAGGGGAGGATTCTTCAAAAAAAGAAAAAAAGAAGTAGTTTTTTGAAATAAATTGAGGTTAAGATGGCGAAGTTAGACAAGAATATTGTTAGTAGAGCTATAGTAACTCCCGATAAACATTTTCCTTTACATGACGAAGCTGCAATAAATGTAGTATGTCAAGCAATTGAAATAATAAAACCTGACACTTATATTGATTTAGGTGATACAGGAGAATGGGAATTATTTAGCAAACATTACTGGAAAGATAAAGAGAAGCCACCATTAGAAGTTTTAATACCAATGTTGGATAAAGAGATTGCTCTTGTTAATGAAGGTATGGATATAATTGATGCATCATTAGATAAGGCTAAATGCAAGAAGAGACATTTTATACAAGGTAATCATGAATTATGGTTAGATAACTTTGTAATAAGACATCCTTACTTACCACAATATATGGCTCAAAATGCATTAAAAATTAAACAAAGAGGATATAAGTATCTTAAATATCTATCTAACAAACCATTAAAAATAGGTAAACTTAATTTCATACACGGGAAATATACTCCTATTCATCACGCAAAAAAACATTTAGAAAAAGGCGGTCAAAGTGTTATATACGGACACACTCATGACTTCCAAAGATTTACAGATACTAAATGGGGCGGGACAATAAGCGCTTGGAGTATGGGATGTTTAAAGGATATGTCCTCAGAAGCTAATGAATGGTTACGAGGAAATCTTCATAACTGGAATCATGGCTTTGCCATAGTAGATTGGTTTAAAGGTGGAAATTTTAAAGTAGAGGTAGTAGAAATAATTAATGGAAAAACCTCTTTGTGGGGAAAATTTTTAGATGGTAATAAGTAATGGAGAATAATGGAAAAAGAAACAATAGAACATCTTATAGGCGAATATGGATGGATGATATTAGGAGCATTCTTTTTTCTATTAGGGAAAAGCACCATAGAATCTGCAATAGAAGGGTTGAAAGTAATGGCTGGCAACGACCTCAATGTAGACGATACAATAATTTTAAATGGAAGACCAGCACGTATAACAAGAATATCATTATGGAAAACTACAGTGTTTGTTTATGATGTTGGTTGTCAAGATAACGGTAAGCCATATATAAAAGGTGGGAATAAATTGTCAATACAGAATACTAAATTAAAAGACCATATGATAGAAAAGCCATTACCAATGCTTGACTTGAAAAAATGGGATGATTGTAAGGAGAATAAATGAAGGACACATTAAGAGTTTTATCTACATACCCAGAGATAGGTATAGGAACAAGCTTTTTCTCAACAGCAATAGGCTTTTTAAAGGTTTTAAACCCTATTCTAACGTTTGTATCATTATCGTTAGGTATAATAGTTGGAGTAATGACTTTATATGCTAAATTAAAAAGAAAATAAACATCATGGATTTTTTCATATTAGGCTTTATTGCAGTTTTTTTTGGAGGAATCTATTTTGCAAGAAGCTGGGAATTATTTGACATATATGACAATGAAGATGAAGAATGGGACTAATAGATATGTGGAAAAAACAATTTGAAGATGAGTTGTTAGAGTTGAAATTAAGAATATTAGAACTTGAAAAAAACTCACATCCAAAAAGAAAGTTCGTTGTATGTGATGATTGTAAATGTAAAATAAAGGAGAAGTAAATGGGAGCAATACTTGGAGCTATAGCAACAAAAATGTTAAGTCAAAAAGTAATGATTGCAGTATTAGTTAAATTAGGTGATTGGCTTGTTGGTAGAAGTGAAAATAAACTTGATGATAAGATTTGGGATGAAGTAAAGAAAGCTTTAAATGCCTAAAAAAACTTATGAAATAACAGATTTTAGTGGTGGATTAAACGCTATATCTGACCCAAAGGATATTGAAGATAATCAATTTTCTCAAAATTGGAATGTAATTGTAGATAGACAAGGAGTTTTACGTCTTGCAGGTAGAGGTCAGCATTATATTCCTGCATCCATGTTTAGTAGTGATAATTTTCAAGAAGGCTTTGGGTTATTTCAGTTTAGTGTAGATTATGCTTTTAATGAAATGGACAGTGATTTAAATACTGGTATTGAAACTGGCACTATTGATGTCTATTCAAGTGCATCTTCATTTACCTTAGAAAATACTGCAACTGTTTCAGCTACTGATGATTATTATTTGAATTGGACAATATTCATATATTCTGGAACAGGAGCTGGAGAATCAAGGCTTATAACAGGTTATGATGCAGCTGGAGCTGGTACTGGAGATAGACTTATAACATGTGAAGCTTTTACAACTCTTGATACTAATTCTAAATATATTATATATAGGTGGAAATCAGATGGCGTTAATTGGGCTGGTAGTGCTGTAAAAAAAGATTTTATTACAAATGGAACTACTCCTATAGCAGCTATTACCCCATATAACAATGATAGTTATTATTTTATATGCAAAAAAACAAGTATAACAGATGAACAGTCTGTTAATTTAGGTTATATTGAATTTGAACCAAATCTTACTTTAAGAGCAGGAGTAGAATATAACTTAGATATAAATATGGCCTTTAAAAATACATGGAAAAATTTAGTATGCAATGGACATGAAGACGGTAATGCAACAAATAATTATGGAGATAAACCTTCTTGGATTGAGTTATATTCTTCTACAGTTACTGATGGAACAAATACAGGATTATCTTTATATGCAAATAATAATTGGGTAACTACTACAGAGCAAGCTGGATATATTTCTTTAGTTGATTCTAATTTTATTGATAATGGAGATTTTACAGCGGGATTAGCAAGTGGATGGGTTAAACATGATATGACTGGAGTTTTAACACCAGCAGAAGAAGAAGCTGCTGGAGATGCATATGGAGAACATGATGGCACCCTAACATTAACAGCTGCTGCTGGATTAGATATGATAAGCGGTAGACCTGAATCTTATATATATCAACAATTATCTCTTGATGATAATACTCCTTATCATTTGAATTTTGTTTATGGTAGTAGTGCTAGTGGTTTACGATATTCTGTTGTAGATGTAACTAATTTAATTGCTACTGGAGTTATAAGTAACGGTATACCATCTGATACAGATACTACTATAGCAGATACTGGAGACGGTTTAACAACAGGAGATAGTCTTGTTTGTGCAGTTGATGGTAACAATGCTTTAGTTGGAACTTTACTAAATAAAAATATTTATAAAAGCGATGGTACCTTTGTTGGTATTTGTACAGCAGTAGGTAGTCCTACAGCTATTACTCTAGGAGGGGGAGTTGCTGTAGCTTTAGAAGCTGATATAGAGTTATATGTTGAAAATGTAATAGTTCCTTGGACTATAGCGACACATACAGGAGGTTTAACTACTTATAAATTTTTAAATTTTGAACCTAATAGCAATAAGAAACCTAGCACTAATTATAAAACTTTCAGAATAGGCAATAATAGTAGTGGAACTGAATCTAATATACAGATTAGATTTGCTCCAGTTGCTGCCAGTACAAATGTTAATATTGCAGGAGTTACTGTACATAAAGCATTTAATGATTTAGTTACAATGTCTCAAAATAACGATGCTCAAAATCCTTTTCTTGGTTCTCCAAATAGTTGGAGTAATTATAAAACTAGTTTTACTATACCTTCTGAATACGCTGATGGTGGTACTAAATCAGACTGGGTTTTTAGGATACACGGAGGTAAGTATGGTAATAGAACAAGTGCTACCATTACTGCAAATAATCAAGAAGTTTATGTAGGAAAAGCAAGTTTACCATCTCAAGTTGGCGATACTATTACTGTTTTAAATGATAATACTGAAACAGAATCAATAATAGGTTTATTTTCAGAGAAAAATCAATCTTGGGATAAAAGTACTTTAAAATGGGAAGGGATTAAAAGTAAGCCTGTGTATAATTATATTAATGGGATGTTTAAAGTGTCGGATGCTAATTTTGAAAACAATAATACAAATCAAATATTATATTACAATGACAAGCCTGCAACAAACTCTGATTATACATATGTTACCAATAACTGGCATATAGAAAAAAATCCAATTAATATTCCGCCTTATACTCAAATAAATAGTGTTTCAACAAATCCATATTTAACAACCAAATTTGATGCATGTACATATTTAAATATATTGCATAGTACTGACCATTTTATAGGAAGAGAAAGTGATGTAGTAACAAATTGGAATTCTGATGAATTTGGATTACCTGATGGCACAGGAGCTCCTTATGGCAATGGACATATAGTTAGATATGCTAATGATGCAAATAAAAGTATAGCAATATTAAATACATATCCTTATGGAAGGTCTTTGCCTGACCCTAATTCTACATCAAACCATTCAACAAATCTTGGGTTGGAAATGGGTTCTGCTACTAGTACAGGTATAACTAATAACGATGGACAAAATCCTGTGGTTGCAAGAATCGTAGGTCTTGACACAATAAATACTGATGAAGGTATGTCTCAAAAAATAACAGCTAATTATGTAGCTAAAGTTCAATATTCTATATTATGGGAAATATCTGGGGCAGAACGAGCAAATGATGATTTAGGCATTGAAACGTTAATAGTTCCTTATTTTAAAGTAACAGCTGGAAAAGGTTCACAAACTCCTACTGCTTTTGTAGTAAATTCTACAACTGGCACAATTGGTTCAATAACACATCAACAAGCAGTGACTAAGAATGAAGCTCCATTTTCAGAAATAACTGCTGAAGGTGAGCATGAAAAATTTCATGGTAAAGTTGCAGCAGAATCTGGAGTTAAAGTTTCTGAAGTAGAAGCTGGAACTAAAATTTGGGATGGTGTAGAGGTAGTATCACTTGCTTATGATGTAGGAGCTACTGCAATGCATGGAGAAATGACAGTTTTATTAACAGGGGAGATTAGTTTTGGCCCAACTGAAATAGAAGATGCAGAAGATATTGTATTTAAAATTGAGGAGATGAGTCATACTGAAGGAAACGCATGTAAATTTTTAGGATTAGGAGGTAACCATGGTAATAATAGTACTCTTGTTTACCCATTTCAAAGTGTAGCTTCAGATGGTATTACATTTGATTTTCGTGATAACGTGGATAATTTTTCTGTATTTACTAGATTTATGATACAAAAACTTGATGTAGTATTTTATAATCCCTCTTTTGATGCAAATACAGATGTTCCTGTATTAACTGGAAATGGAACTGCATTAAATTTTGTATGGGCAGCTCCTGTAGGTTCTAGTTCATCTAGCTGGTCTGAAAGAAGTTTTAAATTAGGAACAACTTCAGTGAATTATTTCAATGAAGAATCAAGCATAGCGGAAAGTTCTCAAATAATACCTGCTGTTACTCCAGGCTATTCTCCAGAGGTTTGCATGCAGATAAGTCCAGATAGAATGGCTGATAGATATATTAAAAAAACTAAGTTTTATTTAAAAGATAATGAGTCAGATATTTGGTATTTACAATTTTATGTTGACCATGAAACTAAAAAGTTTTATTCTACTACTTCAGGGAAAAGCGTAGATATTACAAGTGGTGCAAGCACTGGGGAACCTGATATAGCTCAATTAGATAGAGAGGATTTAAAAGATTTCAATGAAGTTAATAGTTATGAATCTGAAACTATGGTATCGCAAGAAGATGCTACATCTAATTCTAAACTAACAGCTAGATATAAGACCTCTGTTCTTGCTAACAATAGATTATATGTAGGTAATATTTTTCAAGATGGAAAGCAAAGGGGAGATAGAATGATTAAATCTCCTGTGGGTAAATATAATTTATTACCTGCTTCTAATTTTATAGATGTGGCAATCAATGATGGAGATGAAATTACAGCTTTAGCATTTTATAAAGATAAGCTTTTACAATTCAAAAAGAGAAAGGTGTTTGTTATAAACACATCTGATGATTATGAATTTTTAGAAGATACTTTCCATGATATAGGAATTAAAGGACAATGTTCAGTTGCAACTACTCCTAATGGTGTTGTTTGGGCAAATAAAAACGGATGCTATTTATATAACGGAGAGGAATTAACTAATTTAATTGAAAATAAAATTCCTAATAGCAATTATTATGCTACTCAGGCTCATAATGAATGGAACCCTGGATTATCAAAAACTAATGATTCAAAATATGTGGTTGGATATATAGAAGATAGAGATTCTATTCTTGTTAATTTTTCAGATAAAAAACTCACTGTATCTAACTATCCATTAGCAGCAATATATCATTTTGGTACAAAATCTTGGACACCTTTATTTTTATCATTATCTACACAAACTTCTGGAGCAACTGGTAATTTTTCTAATTTTATTACAGATAATAATGGAGATATTCTTTATTATCATCACGATAGTACAAAAACAGCAGAACATATTAATGAAATAAAGAAATGGCACCATGATGCAATAGAGGATAGTGATTTTAGTTTAACAACTAAACCGTTTTATTTCCAAACTAAAGATATTACTTTTGATTCTATATCATCTACTAAAAATGTATATACAGTATATATAACATATAAAGTGAAGAGAGATACTGATTCTGGAGTTGCAGTTGTAGCAGCTGTTAATGGTTCTAAAAGCTTTACAGTGGATTTTAGTGCTACAAGTAAATTCCAAGGAACAACTACTACATGTTATGGCTCATATACTTTAGATGCAACAGGGGCAATATGGAAAACCGCTGAATTAAAATTAGATACTCCAAGTGAAGGAAAAGGTATTAATAGCATACAATTACAAATATCAGGCGGCTCTGCAGCATTTGATTTTGAAATTAATGATATTAGTATTGAGTATAGGATAGTTAAGAAAAGTTAATGGCAAATCTTCTCCATTCCAAAGGAACTAGAAATAAGATTTTATCAAGATTTCCTACCAATGATTTTGGCAATGATGGAGATATAGTTATTGTATCTGCAAAAGGTAGAGGAGTCTATTTATGCACTAAGTCAGGGAATAGATGGCATGCAGCAAATAAATTGCAAGATTTACAAAAATTAGAAAAAACATCACTTAAAGACCTTAAATTAGAAAAGCTAAGGATAGGTGGCACTACAATAACTAATGGTGAATACGATGTATCCTCTGGCGATTTTACGCTAGATGTAACAGGTGAAATTGAATTAAATACAGATGGTGGGCAAGTAACTGTAAACGATGGTGCTGCTTCACACTTTAAATTTGATTGCGATGGAACTCAACTTATAATATATGATGATGCTAATGCTGCTGATATGTTTACTATAAGGATTGGAGCAGAAGGAGCAACAACTATATCAACTACAGATGCAGACACAATAGTAGGACATTTAACATTACAACCTGATGGAGATTTAATATTAAATCCCAAAGAAGGAAAGTTTATAGCTCAAAAAGATGGGACTGAATTTAGTGCTGCAGATTCTGCTTATGCAGGAATGATACTTGGATATACACACTTACAACCATCTTCTTCAAGTACAGAATCTCATGCTTTGCAAACATCATTTACAGTTGAGGATTCTACACACCAAGTAAGATTTATAGTACCACCAAGTGGTAAGGTTGAAATTGAAGCAACAGCGATGTTTAATAGAACAAGTACATCTGATGTTACTATATATGCAGGTTTGAGTGATAATGCTACATATAATTCTCTAGGAGTAGGATATGAATATGATTATAGTGGTGTATTATCAGATGATGAATCAGATGATGAGATAGTTACTTTTAAATGGTGTGTTACAGGATTAACTGCGGGAACAGATACGACTTATCATATAGGCTTTAAATCAAGTGATGCAAGTGCTGTATATCTCATATATGGAATAAGGTCTACACATGGACTTGCTCACCATCCATTTATTATAAAAGCCACAGCATTGCCTGCAACAATTTATGATGGAAGTTAGTGATTTGTATATGAGTGAAAAAAGTGATATATTTAATAGTAAAATTTTAGACTAAAAGGAGAATATTATGGCTTATGGTGATTCTTATGGAATGGCAAGAGTAAATAAGAGTTTTCTTGAAGATATGATGGCAAAGTCTCAAGGAGAAGAAAAGAGTTTATCAGCCACAAACAAGCAAAAAAAGGAAATGCAAGCTAAATTTCAAGCTGAACTTGAAGCAGCTCAAGCTAAGGCTAGAAAAAAATCAAAAAAATTCGGAGGACTAGGTAAGATTTTAGATATTGTTGGAATGGGACTTGGCCCATTAGGGTCTGGATTAACAGGCGGTATAAAAGCATTAATAGAAGGAAGCCAAGCTAGAAAAGGAGCAAAATCATTAATGAGTGGAGTTGATTCTGGAAGATGGGGAAAGACCTTTTTATCAGAAGGAATGGATGAATATAAGAAAGAAGTCGATGATTCTCAAATGTCTATAGGAGATATGCTTGGTGGTGCTTTAATGTCTGGTGTAGGTTCTTTTGCTATGAGTAAAGCAGGTGGTGCTGAAAAGGGCGAAGGATTTCTACATGATATGTTTAAACCTGGAGATGTAGTAAAAGAAGGAGCTACAAATATAGGATTTGCTCCAGGTGGAAAAGCAGCTACTGATGCTTCAACTAAAGTAGGTGCTAAGTCAGGTATTGAAATGTTTGGTGAAAAAAGTTCGAACTTTGATGCTCTTCCAGGTAAGGGTGCTATAAGTACAGATTATTTAAGTCCTAAGGGTACTGCAAGAGGTGAAGGATTCTTACCTAAAAAGAGCGGAAATTTTGATGTTTTTGGTAAAGATAAAATCTTAGGCGGTATGCCACAACAGACTACTCGTGGTGGAGATATAACTCCTTTTAAAAATCTTATAAAATCAGGTAAAGACTCATTTAAGCAAATGACAGGTGATTTTTCTGAAGATGGACTTAAAGGTATGGATTATCAAGAAATGATGAAAATAATGAACCTGATGCAAAAATTTGGAGGTAATCTATAATGGCTTTAATGGATAGTATTATGCAAGAGTTGCAAGGATTTGGATTTAATACAAGCAATATGGGCTATGGGGATTTAAGTTCTCTTACTCCAGAAGAAATACAAGCACAGATGAGCAAAAAATTTGGATTAAATATTGGTGATTTAAATCCTGGAATGTTTCAGTCTATAGACGAAGGGCTTCAAAAAGGAATGATGGGGAAGCAATATAGTGGATTTTTAGAATCACAATCTCAAGACTTATTATCTAAATTACTTCAATCATCCACTGGTAAAAAAGCAAATCAAGCAGGCGGGAACTTTGCAGGCAGTGGACAATTTAATCAATTTCAATCAGGAGCTAGAGATGTCTATGGAAAAGGTATGTCTGGAGCTCTAAGCGGAGTACAAGAAAAACAAGCAGAAAGTGCAAATAGTATTCTTGATATTATAAATTCCTGGAGAGACAAAGCTTCAGAAATATCAGGATAAAATAAACATTCATAGGATATATATATGGCTATAAAAGGATTTGAAAAAAAAGACCCAATGCAGCAGTTCAATCAGATGATGCAAATAATTAATCAGATGAACCAAATGCAAGACAGAAAAAGCAGAAGATATATGGGTATGTATGATGAATTTGCTAAAAATACTAAATCCTTCGATAATAATGTTTTAGAAAGAGACCTCCAAAGAATGAATAATTATTATGATAACAATGCTTCTGGAATGTCATCACAAGACATAGAATATCATAATATGGTAAAAAATCAATATACAGACCAAATTAAAGCTAACAATGACTTTGATATTGATATTGAAAGAAGACATGATTACGGACAAAATATGATGGATATAGCAGACAAATATAGCTCTGCTGATGACTCTTGGAATTTTTCATGGACTGAATCTACTATAAATAGAGATACTGGAGAATCTACAGAAACAACTCACGGTGTTGATATGCCAAAAGCTGAAGATTATGAAGGTGGAGTAAATAATCCACAATATATAAAAGACAATGATGAAGCTCTTGTAGCATTAGGAGGAGTAAAAGGATTTGAAAGAAAAAGAGATGATTATAAAAGATATTTAAAGAATGAACTACAGAAACAAATTGGTGGGTACTCTGAATATCAAGAATTAATGGTTAAAAAATATGCAGGTTCAGGAAGAATAAACAATATGCATATAAAAGATTTCGGAGAATTAGACGAATCTTATCAGTTTATTGTGAAATCATTAAGTGATGATGGTTATTTTGATGATGAAGAAAGAGAAGCTTACCAATCAGCTATTATGCAAAAATCTTATTCTCCAATCAAAAACTTTATTGCAAAAGATGCAGAAATAAAGAAATATAAAAGAAACAATTTAATGGCAGAAATGGATGCATTAGAAAATCAAGGAGCTATTATATCTGACCATTTAGACAAAGCTTTTTCAGCACAAGGAGGAGCTCCAGGAATAGATGCTGCTTTTACACTATATAAGAAAGATAACGCAAATTGGGATGGAGACGATAGGACTGTTACTAATAATGATATAGTAAATACCATAAACGATAAAGGAAAACAAGACCCTGAATTATATCAATATTTAACATCACTTGAAGGAACTCAAAAAGGAATATTAGAAAAATTAAAAGTTAAAGACCAATCTTTCATAAAAAATGATGGTGGCTCTTATATATCTTCAATGGAAGAACAACCTTGGACAGCTTCTATTAGAGATATTCCTCAAGGTAGAGTACCTAGTATGTTAGGTGGAACTACTAATAGACTAGAAGACCCTGAATTTAATGTATCTGAAAATTTAAATAAAGAATTATCGTCTTCAAATATCAAAGTATTGGATAA